AAATCTGATTTAGACCAATGGGTTAGCGAAGGCATCCAGCGGCCTATCGTTGCCTAATCCCCATCCCCGACACCCGAAGGGGCGGACAAAGTGTCCGCATGCCCTAAGTATAACTATGGAGAAAATTGAAAAATGAATACATTAGAAGTGGATCCGCTGACTGGGAATGCCAAGCTGCGTCCAATCACCACAGACAGTTACGAACTCAGACTTCGCCGAATTGCAGCGCAGCGTGGCTACCCTAGTTGGTGTCTGACACTCGAAGAGATCGAGTCGCTCCTAAAACCGTGAGCTAGCCGCATAGCATAAAAAAAAAGAGCCGGGGTTTGTACCTCGGCTCCCTTTTCTTAGTGGAGTAGTGAGTTATGATTTACATGGATATTACATCTATTTTGCCAAAATGTCAAGATATATAGTGTATCTCACACTTGACAAGATAATAGGTTACACTGTATAATCTACACTTATGAAAGGAGAAAAACATTGGTTATAGATTTTAATGAAAACTTTTTATCTACATCTAAGGCAGCAAAATACTGTGGTGTTCATCCCCAAACCTTGTGGAAATGGCGAAAACAGCGCAGGGGTCCAGCCTATATCTATCGGGAAGCACGCGTTTTCTACAAAATTGAAGACTTAAATACATTTCTAAGTAAATAAATAGAGGAGTAAAGTTATGATTTTAAGAGATTATCAGGAAGAGGCTGTTAGACGCCTAAAAGAGGCCACAGACGCGGATGGTAGTGCGTTACTGGTTGCCGCTACCGGCGCAGGAAAGACGGTAATGCTGGCCGAATTTATTAGACAAGTAGTAGAAGAAAATAATAATGCACGTGTGTTATTTGTACAACATAGAGATGAACTTTTGGCGCAAAATAAGGCTACCGTAGATAAGTATACAGGACTAATTTCCTCTGTGGTAAACGGAAGTCGTAAAGACTATAGTGGGCAAGTTATTTTTGCAATGTCACAGACCATTTCTAGGGAAGGTAACCTAATAAAGCTACCTCCATGCTCACACGTTGTTTACGACGAAGCACACCATGCGGGGTCACCCGGAGGAATGCGGATTCTAAACCGCTTCGAGGATGCGCGAAAGCTGGGAGCGACTGCAACCCCCCACCGGGCTGATGGGCGAGGCCTTGGCCCTATCTTCGGAGGGCTGCGACGGCCGACCTATTATGTTAGCACCGCCCGAATGATTGCCGAAGGCATCTTAGTACCTCCGGTTTGCCGCTCTAACGAGTTACAGGGCTCAGAAACAATCGCATACAATCCAGACGCGGATGATTTCAGCGATAGCCAAGAGGCAGCGAGCATTCTGAATTGTGATAATAATAATCGGCAAGTCATTTCAGAATATAAGCAGCACGCAAGGGGTCGCCGTAGTATCGCATTCTGCTGCAACATAGCGCACGCAGTAGAATTGGCGCGTGCTTTTCGGGCAGAAGGGATTTCCGCGCAGCCAATCACAGCGGATACGTCGGATAGCGAGCGCAGTAGAATATTTAAGGCATTCGATCGTGGTGAGATCGAAGTAGTAACAAACTGTATGGTGCTGACCGAAGGATTCGATAATCAACCTGTAAGTTGCATCATGATTCTACGGCCGATGAATCATAAAAGTACTTTCATACAAGCAGCCGGACGGGGCCTCAGAAGGGTTGATGCAACGCGTTACCCTGGCATCATCAAGCGGGACTGCCGAATTCTGGACTTCTCGGGAACGGCAAGGCGACATGGCGACCTAGAAGCCCTCCTAAAACTGGAAGACACTTACTCAGAAGGCTCTGGAGAAGGTCGTGATAGCAGCGCACATGAGCAAAAAGATCCACTACCTGTGTTTCTCAACCTCAAGCCGCATGATATTAGGAGCAAATCGCCGTTTGCATGGGAAACCTTTGAGAACGACGAAGATTCAATAGCGCTACAAGTAGCGTGCAGTATTGACCACCTTGTGGTAGTTGTAAGGGCAAAAGACAGTTACGTCGCACTAGCCAAACAGAAAAACACATCAATGGTCTGCCTGTACCAGGGAGACGAGGTGATTGCGCTTTCAGCGGCGGACGACTACATGCGACAGCACGAAACGAAAAGTAATATGCGGAAGGGTGCAGGGTGGCAAAAAGAACCGGCTACAGAAAAGCAGTACAATAGTCTGAGAGGGAGGCTGACATACCCTCCGAAGAAAATAACCAAGTACGGCGCTTCCTGCCTTATAGGGGCGTTGAGCAACTGGGAAAAAATTAATAGCGCGATTGCTCGCTATGCCGCCTGAGTATCGGTTTGATATGCGCAATGCAGATAACATTCCCATGGAGCTTAAGGCGGAGCGCTGCTGGCTCATGTGGGTGTGGCTGTGGAACGGCAAAAAATGGGACAAGCGCCCCGAAGGTGTCGAAGGCAGCACGCGGTGGGGCAAAGACAACCCTGCCGCATGGGGCACCTTCGAAGAAGCATGGGCAAGATGGGAGATGTTCCCCGGCCACTATGCCGGGCTGGGGATCATCATCCGAAGGGAATGGATCGGCCTCGATATCGATCTCCCTGTATCCCATGAGTTTTGTCAGCAGGCCATGAGAGCTGCGCCACGGATCTATTGGGAAGCATCCCCAAGTGGCAAGCTCCATGGACTGACCAGAGGAGCCTTTCCTGGGCATGGCTCTCACAAAACAGTTGTCTGCGGCAGTAGTTTTGAAATGTACAGGCATGCACCAGATAAAAGTCAATTTATGACAATCACAGGTAATAGAATTCGGAGTAGTGAATAAAAATGGATGAGACGATTAAATATTTTTATGATTATATTGATGATAGCAATAAGAATACTATCAACGCACTGAAAAGAATTCCCAAATTCCAACGCCTATGGAATGGTGACGACTCAGACTACCCTGACGATGAGCACCCCGAGGGCAACCCATCAAGGGCCGATATGGCGTTCGTCACTTTCCTCGCAGGAAAAGGGCTGGATGACAAGGCAATCGAGTTATGGTTCCGAAAGTCCCCGAGATACCGGGAAAAATGGGAACGGCAAGACTACCGAGAGTCTACAATCAGCAAGGCACGCGAGTACGTGAACAGCGCTACTGTCGAAGTCATGCGTGAAGACTACGACGCAGAGGAGGAAGAGACGGACATCCCGCCAAATCTGCCCATGTCCTTCTGGGAGAGCAGCCAAATCCTATCTGAGATCAGGGCATATGCCTTGTATAAGCTAGTCTCCCCGAACGCAGTACTGGGAGCGCTGTTTACAATAGTTGCTGCCAACTTGGACAGAAGCACATACATCCGCACCGGGGTAACCGCCAAAACATCCCCCAACTTCTTTGCGGGACTTGTCGGCGGTGCCGACGCGGGCAAGACGACTGCAGCGATATGCGCGGGGGATATGCTCAACCTGCTGCCGGCGGATACACCGTTCAATCTGAAGGGACAGCGAAAGGCCTGCCTCCAAAAGTCAATCGGCACAGGTCAGGGGATCGCGGAATCTTTCATGGCACTAGTCAAAAAAGATGGGGCGAAAACCGCAACAAAAGAGCAAGTATTACACAACCTGCTATTTGTTGCGGACGAAGGTGGACAGTTCCTCTCGCTACTGCAAGACACGAGGAACCTGGATCTACCAGCCGTGCTGTGTTCTGCGTGGATGGGGGAGGCCCTCGGACGGGCCAACGCCAGCGCAGAGACGACCCGACACGTCACAGACTACCACATGGGGGCGCGTTTCAACCTACTGCCAGCGCATATCGACGCCATATCCCGACATGCGGAAATGGGCTTGATGGCGCGCTTCGCGTTCTTCTCTGTGATCTACCCCGGAGATGCCAGTATCTATGGCATCCCCGCTGTCAAACCACAGGTGGAGTGGCGATCGCTGGGTGCCGTAGATGCCCCTGAGGGCTTCCAGGAGGAGCGGCATCAAAATAGAGTTGACGCCCTCAACGGGAGAACGAAACCCGGTGTTGAGAAGCACCATCTACTTATGCAACTCAAAATGGCGTTCCTGTTGATGTATGTCGAAGGTCGAGACACCATAACCGAACATGATTGGTCGCGCGCCAAGATCATGTTTGAAACGTCATGTGGTGTCCGTGACTACGCCCTCCGTGTTGCTGAAGCCGTGCGCGATGCCGAGAACCGAGAGCTTGGCAATAAGTACGGCATCCGGCAGAAGCTTATCAAGACCACAGATGATAGGGTCGGGATGATCGCCGAACGCATCCGGACGTTTATCACAGCCAACCCTCAGGCGAAGAAGCGCCAAATAAGGGACGCTTGCATCAATCCCAAGAGGGGTGAGAGACCGCTATTCGCTGACGCGTATGCGCTGGCGATGAGTGCGCACTAAATCTAGATATGGGGTGGGGGAACAGGATGGGGGATATTTTGTTCCCCCAGGCTCTCCCGCTCGCTATCTCTTATACGTAGAATCTAAAAAAAAAAAAATATAATAATATCAATAGGTTAGCAAAATGGGTAGTGTAACATAAAAGACACACAAGGGCTAAAGAGCCAGAGAGTGTGGGGGGAACAGTTCCCCCCTATCCCCCATGGTCCCAAATGGGTAATAGACACAACATATAGTATGCCCTGTGTTTTAACTGAGGAGGAGGATTGGATGAGAACGATTGAAGTTATCAAGAGCGTTAAAGATGAGGATTATCTGTGCAGAGTTGTGGATGCGTCGGAGATCGACAGGTTGTATTCGCGAGGGTTGATCGATGCTGCGCAGAGGGATGCTGCTGAGAGGTTTCATCGGGACTGGCGAAGGTCAGGGATCGGTGGTCGTGGGCGGACATCATGGGAGAGAAGTGGTAGCAGTGCGTGGAATGGCGGTAGCTATGAGAATATCGATGCTGGAGAGGATGCATGGATAGAGTATTGCTGGGCTAGACGTGCTGTAGACCACGGGTACATCAAGGTTGTCTGTGATGTCGTATTGTATGACTTGGCATGTGGCAATATAGGGGCTCTACAACGTGGGTTGGAGCAACTTGTCAAGCACTATAAGTTGCAATAATGTTGTACTTGGGTGTTGACATTTACAACATATGTGGTGTACTATGAAATTACTTGATGGGATAGGTGTGTCTAGTGGAAAAAAAAAGGTACTTCCTGCAATAATCGTGCCAAATGGGTAGGCAAGGCGCACCATATATTTCTATACAAAATTTATAAGATGGGGTTATGGGTAGAATTGCAGGTTCGCTAAGCAACGAAAAAGAACGTCTCACAAGACTGCAAGCCGATGCTCAAGAATTGAAAAATGCTCAACTTCGCGGCGAAATGGTCGAAATCGCCGAAGTTGAGCGGCAGTGGCAGGATATTCTTCGTACTGTGCGGGCGGGTATGATGGCATTACCGTCCCGCGTCATGCAGAAACTTCCACATTTGTCGATGATGGACAAGCGAGCAATTGAAGATGAGGTGCGCGCAATATTAACGGAGCTAGCTAATAGTGGGACTGAATCCAGCGAGAGTTATGAAGGTGCTATTGCCACCGACGAAGCTCCCGCTAGCGACCTGGATTGAGCAGACTCTATACCTACCCCAAGAGGTATCAGCACTTCCAGGTCCTGTTAGGTTGTGGCCATATCAAAAAGAAATAGCAAACGCCATCGGCGATCCAGAATATGAGCGTGTCACAGTTATTAAGAGCGTCAGAATCGGTTATACAACTCTACTAACTGGCGCTCTAGCAAACTATGTTTCGAATGACCCCGCACCTATCCTGTGTTTGCTACCAACGGAAAGTGATTGCAGGGATTATGTAGTTTCCGACGTTGAACCTATTTTCGGTGCAACTCCTGTCCTAAGCAATCTGCTGGCGGTTGAAGGCAATCGCAAGGGCGATCGTAGCACGATCCTGGCACGACGGTTCCCCGGCGGCTTTGCCAAGTTCGTCGCGGCGAAAAGCCCCCGGAACCTTCGCCGGCACACGGTGCGCCTGCTGTTTGTCGATGAAACCGACGCGATGCAGCCTGGGGCGGAAGGCAATCCGTTGGCACTCGCGGAGAAGCGGACGCTCAGCTACCCAGATCGAAAAATTATCATGGGCAGCACCCCGACTGACGAGGATACCTCGCAGATCCTGCGGGCCTACGCGCAGTCGGACCAGCGAGTGTTCGAGGTGCCTTGCCCATCGTGCGGAGCGTACACGGAAATCCTGTGGTCCCACATCGAATGGGAGCCGGATCGGCCGGAGACTGCGGCGTTTCGATGCCCTCATTGCTCCGTTCTGATCACAGAACGGGACAAGCTGCAGATGGCTGCGGCCGGGCGCTGGCGAGCGACTGCACCACATGTGGTAGGCCACGCAGGCTTTCGCATCAATGCGCTGATTAGCCCACTGGCGAATGCCTCTTGGGCTAAGCTGGTTGAAGAATTTTTGCGGGCACGCAACGATACCGACAATCTGCGAACATTTGTCAACTGCATCTTGGCGCAGGGTTGGCGCGATGCTGCAGACGAGATTGACGAACTGATTTTTCGGGATACTGCGACGCGGTTCCCCGCCGGAACGGTACCCCCTGAAGTGCTCAGCATCACAGCCGGTTGCGATTTGCAAGATGACCGCTGCGAAATTTCCTACATCGGGTGGGGCCGAGACGAGACGGCATACGTGCTGAGTCATGATGTGCTGTGGGGCTCCCCGGATGATGCGGCGTTTTGGATCGATTTGGATACCGCGTTGCGCACCACGTGGAGACACCCATGGGGAGGCGAGTTGCGGGTTGACGCTGCGATCGTTGACTCGGGAAATTGGACAGATAAGGTTTATGCGTTCTGTTTCCCCCGTGCTAGTCGCCGCATCATGGCTGGCAAAGGCATTGCGGGGGCGCAACCTTCGTTCAAAGTTTCGAAAGGCAAGGTACGGGGCGGGCGATTGTTTTTAGTTGGTGTCGATACGATAAAGACTACTATTATGAATAGGCTTCTTCGCGGACAGTCCTTGCAGTTTGCCCATGACCTGGATGATGAATATTTCAGGCAGCTTTGTAGCGAAAGACGCGTTGTGCGGTACTCACGTGGTCAACCAGTTGTGCGCTTTGAGCGACGGAGCGGCTTCCGCGCAGAGACTCTTGATTGCATGGTGTACGCCTTCTGTGCACATTACGGTGCACATGTACAACTTGATCAGCGAGAAAGCGATTTAAGACAGAAGCCGCGTCCAGTTGCGCAACAGCGAGAAGAAAAGAACTGGATTGGTGAGACTAGAACGGATTGGATTTAGAACTATGGTTTGGACTCAGGAACATATAACGACACTTGCAAGCGCTATTTCAAAGGGCATCTTAGAGGTTTCTTACGATGGAAAGCGCGTTGTATATCAGTCGCTAAGTGAGATGCGATCACTACTTGCCGAGATGAACTCGCAGATAAATCCCACCACAAGTGGTTATGGCCGTATATATACAATCTTTTCCAGGGACTGATTGTGATGCACGTAGGCGCCGCTATTAAACACCAACTTGTGCTGCACGAAGGTAAACGGGAGCGTCCCTATAGAGACACTGTCGGCAAGCTCACTGTTGGCGTAGGTAGAAATATTTCTGATGTGCCCTTTAGCGATGATGAAATTGATCTCATGCTGGAAAACGATATTCATAGGGCACAGGATGGCTTGGATCGCATAGCACCATGGTGGAGAGACCTGGATACAGTGCGCCAGCGAGTTCTTATAGACATGTGCTTTAATCTCGGTGAGGCATGCCTCTCTAAATTTGTGAATACACTGCGGGCCGTTGAAAAAGGCCGCTATGAAGACGCTGCTAGAGGCATGGAAAACTCAAAATGGTATCGACAAGTCGGTAACCGTGCAAAGAGACTCGTTGCGATGATGCGCACCGGACAACTACCAAAGGAACTTATTTAATGGATTTTTTACGAGAGAATGCAAAAGCTATTTCTGGCGCCATTGTTACTCTTATCGTTTTACTACTAAAGCCATTTCTACCTGCCGTTGTGGATCCTTTATTTCAATCCTCGTTGGAAATTATCGTAATGTCGATTATCGTAGCGGCCGCTGTGTGGGCTGTGCCCAATACACCTAAGCAAAGGACCGAATGAATCTTTTAGACCGGGCGGTAGCATATTTTAGCCCACAGGCTGGTTTACGACGCGCCGCTGCACGCTCGGCCACGGCCGCAATTCAGAACAGGTATGCGGCGGCTCAGCCCGATAGGTCACTGCAAAGCTGGTTGACTTCTGGGGCCAGCGCAGATGTCGAGATCGGCTCCGCACTGCAGACGCTTCGGAACCGGGCACGCGATCTCGGCCGGAATAGTCCATATATTTCAAAGTCGTACGAGCATTTAGCCGCGAAGCTGGTTGGCACCGGCATTCGCCCTCGGCTAGCCGAGGACGTTCCGCAACAGGTGCGGCAAAGGACCTTGGACCTTTGGCGACTATGGGTTGACGAGGCGGACTGTGAAGGATTGCAAGATCTATATGGTTTGCAACGTTTAGTTGCTCGCACTGTGGTCGAAAGCGGCGAGGCTCTAGTTAGATTCATTCCCACCGTGGAGGGGCAGATTCCGTGGAAGATCAGAGTATTAGAGCCTGATTACCTAGATCTATCACTGAATAGACCGTTAGAATCCGGTGGCGCAATCGTCCAAGGTGTCGAGTTCAACTCAGCCGGACAGCGCGTAGCTTATCATTTATTTTCGCAACATCCGGGCGCTGATCTATTTACGACTCGGCCTAGTAATACTCGAATTGAACGAGTCTCTGCAGAGTTTCTCTCCCCTGTGTTCTGGAAGACACGGCCAGAACAGACGCGCGGCGTGCCTTGGATTGTTCCAAGCGTAACGACAGCGCGCAACCTCGACGACCTTCAAGATGCGCGTCTCAAGCGGGCAAAGGTGCAGGCATGCTTCGCGGCATTCGTGCACCGGGAAGCCGATTTGGTCGGGACCGATGAGCAGGGGCGCAGACTGCAACAGCTCGCTCCTGGAATTGTTGAGTATTTAAGGCCTGGGGAAGAGGTGACTCTAGCAACTCCACCTCGTGGTGAGGGTGATGACGAATGGCAATTAATGCTCCTACACGCCATTGCTGCCGGCATTGGAGTGACTTACTCACAGCTTACTGGCGATTTAAGGCAAGTCAACTATTCCTCAATGCGCGCAGGTGCCTTGGACTTTTGGGATCTGTTAGATGGCTGGCAGAACTTGATGTTGCGTCCGATGCTGTGTGCCCCGCTGTGGCGCAAGTTCGATCAGGTTGCCGCCGCACGTCAGCGCCGGGCACGGATGATCGCACCTGAGTGGGATTTCCCAGATCGGCCGTTCCTCGATCCGACGAAAGACGGGCAGGCCATTGATAACGCACTACTTTCGGGCCGCAAGACATTCCGTCAAGTGCTGTCTGAATATGGCACTGATCCAGAATCGCACATCGCCGAACTGCGACGCGAGCGAACCGAGCTTGCCGACTTGGGGCTACCTCATCTGCAGACAGCACAAGAAACCGTAAGAAAGGAAGACGATGCAGACAGCAGCGAGTAAGGGACGAGCGGTTTTAACTGATCGTGACGGCAAGATTTTATGGGTTGAGGGTCCGGGCGATCACATCCCGCCAATAGGTAGATTTCAACATTGTGGTGTATTGTCGTATTCTCGAATTCATGAGCGTGTGACACTACCTGAAACAGTACCATACAAATGAATGATGTTGTGTTAGATCGTCTAGATACTGTAGAGCGCGATCTAGCAGCATTAAAGTTACGTGTGAATGAAATTCCCAACGATTTTAAAGCAGCCATGCTTGAGCACGAAAAACGCGAGTTTGAGTCACGAAAAGCCGCTTATGATTCGTTAGCGGATACGATTGTTGCGAAGATTATTGAGGGTTTGTTAGGCCCAGACTTATCAAGCGGGCCCGATGCGCCTAAGAATACAAGAGCGCTTCAAGAGTTTTTGCGAATTATCGTTAAAACATCCCCCATGTGGTTCCGTCTTAAGATGGGACTTTTAGTAATCCTTGGTGGAGCCGTGTTGTTAAGCGTGAGCGACTTGCTTATAAGTGCTCTAAAAAGCGCATTAGGTGTAGGATAAAAAATGAAATCATCATGGTTTAGTTGTCGGGCCTCTGGTAGGCAGGCCAGCATTGATATTTTTGA